TCCAGCTTGGGCGTTGGGAAATTATCCAGACCTACAATTTATCATTGCCAGCTATTCGGCCGATTTAGCTACTGATTTTGGTCAAAAGACAAGAGATTTAATGCAGGATAGTAATTACCAGATTGTTTTTGGCACAAGGCTAAGGGCAGATTCTAAGGCTAAAGGCAAATGGCTAACCGGCAGGGGCGGAAGTTATACCGCTACCGGCGTGGGCGGATCAATTACTGGCAAAGGTTTTAACATCGGAATTATTGACGATCCTTTTAAGAATCGAGAAGAAGCTGAAAGCGAAGTATATCGGGAGAAAGTTTGGAATTGGTATCGTTCAACATTTTACACAAGGCAAGAGGGAGAAGGAGCCATCATTCTTATTTTGACTCGTTGGCATTCAGACGATTTGGCCGGACGGTTGCTTGAGAAACAGAAGCAAGACGAAGAGGCCGGACTTATAAACTATGACAAATGGGAGGAGATCAGGTTTCCGGCTATTGCCGAAGAAGACGAAAAATACCGCAGACAAGGAGAACCGTTGTGGCCTCAAAAATTCAACTTAGCTAATCTTGAAAACATAAAAAACACTCTTGGAGTGTATGAGTGGTCGGCTCTTTACCAGCAAGAACCGATCACATCGGAATCACAAGAGTTTAAGGAAGTGTATTTTAAATACTTTGAAGAAAAAGATGTAGAGAAAAAAGTTTTTGACATCAACATTTTGGTTGATCCGGCCATTGGGAAGAAAAAAGAAAACTGCGATACGGCTATTGTGGGTGTGGCCAAAGAAAAACAAAATCCCGAATGGTATGTTTTAGATTATATCTTTGGCAAACTTGATCCTGGCCAGTTGATTGACGCAACTTTTACGATGTTTTTTGAATTAAGGCGCAAATATCTCAATTCCAATCTCAATGTTTTTGTCGAAGCGGTGGCCTACCAGCAAGCCTTGATGTATTTTTTCAAGGAAGAAATGAAAAAAAGGCAAGAGTATTTTGACATTAACGAATACAGGGATACGAGCGATAAAGAAACAAGAATCAGGGGCTTAATCCCTCTTTATAAAACAGGAGTAATTTTCCATCGTCCTTGGATGAAAGATTTGGAGAAACAAGCGTTACAGTTTCCTAAGGGCAAAAGGGTGGATATTTTAGATGCCCTATCATTCAATTTAAAGGCGGCTAAAAACACGGCTAAAAGGTCGGAATACAAACAACCCGAATATCAACCCTTATCGGATTATGAAGGATAAATATATTTACATTAACGAGAAAAAGAGATGGTGCTGGGTTTCCTTGATCCATTATCTAAGGGGAAAAAGAATTTACACTAAAAGAACGACTAAGTCTTTTGAAACTCTAAGAAAGTGTATTGAGTGTAAAAAAGATTTTTGGTGCAAGGATTCCTGCAAGACATGTCCTCTTTTTTGTCTCATCTGTGCCAGTCGCCGATGTAAATCATGCGGTGTAGTTTTATCTAATCACCGGTGTTTAAGGTGTGGGCAACGGCACGGCCAGCCTTCAGGTGATCCTGAATATTGCCAAGAATGTTTTGAAATAAAAACTAATCCAACTAAAAAAAATGGCGGAGGAAAAAAATACATTAGTTTATTTGACGGAAGAAGACGCCACAAGGTTTAAACAGTTTTGTCAATATTATGAAAAATTTTCTTTTCTTTTAGAAAGGGATATATTCGATATTAAAAACGGACGGGCTATTTTGCATTTTGATTGCGATGGAGTTTTGCGCCAGATCAATGTTGAAAGGATTAGTTATAAAAGTTATCCACAGGCATAAATACTTGACCCATTTTTATTTTCAGTTTATTATTAAAGCAATTAAATAAAGACGATTGATTTTGATTTTAAGCCCTCAACCACACAACGGCGGGGCTAACTATAGACAGTAATTTTTTTATTGTAAAATTATTGTTTGCGGTTAGCTCCGTTTTTTATTGTCTAAAAAGATTTTGTTTCAAGTGGTTATACCAAAACCCAAAATATTCCTTTTAGGAATTTGGTAAAGAGGGGCATACCCTCTTGAACTAAAATCTTATGGAAAAACAATTAGCCGATAAACTCTCTCAGATCGCCATTGAGCAATTGAAGGTGAGCGTCAAATTCAAACAACCCCGCTTAGAAGAAATTAAAAAAAGCGAGGATTTGTATTTGAACAAAACTAAAAAACCTTTAAAGGGCAGATTTAACATTCCTATTCCCGTAATGGGTGGTTTTGTGGATGAGCTAATGAGCAAGATTGACGATCCGCCTAATTTAACTTTTACTCATCGGACTGAAGCCGACTATATGAAGGCCAAAAAAGTAACGGCGGCTTGGCAACAGGATTCAACTAAGGAAGAAAGTGAATGGGACATTTCTGACTTGGATTGTAAAAAGTTAGCTTGTTTTTCTGGCGTAGGTATTTCTAAAATTTACGCTGAATCAGACCCTAAGTATCGTTCTGTTTTAGATATTGTGGATATTAACGATTTTAACTTTGAGCCGATGGGCGGGGCGATTTTAGAAAGACATCTTTTTTGCGGGGAAGAAAATATTTTCAAAACCAAATTTCAATTAGAAGAAGGAATAGGCAATATTTATGACGCTGAACAAGTCGGGATTTTAATTGCCAATATTTCAAGTGGGGAACAAAAAAAGAATCAAGACCTTTATGAAAATAAAACTAATAGGTTTGCCGGTCTCGGCCTTGATCCAAAAACCAACAATTATGTCGGAGTGGATTTATATAATTTGACCGAGTGGTATATGCAACACAATGGCAAGCGCTATTATTTACTGTTCGATTACCCGACTGGTATCTGGGTGCGTTGTGAAGAATTAAAGAACGTTTTTGAATCAGAATTGTGGCCCTATACTCCCTGGCACACTCATCGGGACAGGTTTAACTTTCTATCTAAAGCTCCTTGCGATGATATGCGCCCGATTGCCGAAGGTATCCAGATTCTTGTTAATCAGGCTTTTGAAAATAGGCAGAAGCGCAATTGGGGACAACGAGCCTACGATGACGATATTTTCCCGGATCCGGCCCAACTTGAATTTAGGCCAGCCGGATTGGTTAAGGCCAAGCCCGGGCCAAACAGAAGAATATCCGACGGAATTTATGTTTTTGAAACTCCCGAAGTTTCTGGCACGATTGATTTGATTGCTTTTATGGATAATTTTGCGGGTAAAAAGACAGGGGTTGCCACGGGTGAAGATCAGGATAAAAAAGTAGGAATTTATTACGGCGATCTCAAAAAAGTGGCTGACCGGATGAATCTTTATAACAAATATTATAAGAACGCTCAAAGAGCGATGGGTCGCCGCTATGTCTGGGGACTCAAAGAGCACATGCCCGAAAAGTTGGCCGTTAAGGTGATTGGCGACAAGGGCATTGATTGGCAGGATTTAATCCGTGAAGACCTCGACGTTGAATTAGACATAGCTATTTCAGGCAGTAATTCACAAGCCGAGGCTGACGCAATCAAGGCCAAGCAAAAAAATGATTCTTTAATTTATGTAACCGGTCATCCTCTTTTGCAAAAAGAAGTTAATCCTCGCTGGGCAACTGAAAATCTTTTAGCTAATGGTGGCTGGGATGACGAACAAATTAGGGTTGGAATGGATACTAAAAATGATGGCAATCAAGAAATATCAGCTGAAGCGGCTGATGAAAACCAAAAGATTGTCGAGGGTGAAGAGGTTAAACCAAACCGAAAAGCCACCACGGCCCACATCCAAAAGCATATTGATTTTAGCTATTCCCTTGAAAATGACATCGCCAAGTCCAAGGGTAAAGAAAAAGAAAGCGAACTGGAAGCCCAGATGAAATTAATGGCCCATATTGAAGCGGAAATGCCGATTGCCCAAGAAAATATGACCCGCGCCGCTGTTTTGGCCAATCCTTTGCCGCTACAGGGGCAGGGAGGCCAACCAGGGCAACCGCCAGAACAACCAATGCCTTTAGATGAAAATCAACAATTAGCCAAGGCTCCGGCGACAGTGGCAGGCACAATGCAACGCTCCCAACAGATAGCTAATGCTTTAACTCCCAATCAATGATCAACGAAATTTTAGAAAACTTAAAAAAGATTAACCAAGAAGAATACGACGATGAGGCCAAAGCTCAATTTCAAGAATGGGAAGGCGAAGTTAAAAAAGTGGAGATGCTTAAGGGATTATTGCAACACGATTACATCAAGCAACTGGTTGAAGAAGCTAAAAGAATCATTACCAATTGCGACAAAGAACTTTCAAACAACAGGAAAATCAGCGACTTTGACAGGCAAGTTTTATTTAACAAGAAAGACCTGTATGAGTGGTTTTTAAATAAGTTTTCATTGCCTGACTTAGAACAGCTAAATAAAAAAATCAGTGATTATGCTAAATAATTTAATCCACAATTTTTTAAAAAATCATCCGAAGGTTTTAAATTGGTATATACATTTTCGGGCGAAAAAGGTTGATAAAGCGGTTATTTCTTTTTTAGAGTCCAACCAAAAGCAACTGCATAATTCCTTGATTTTGGTTTTCAATCCAGACGACAGCATTGTCGGTTCTTATCGTGGCTTGATGATAAATACCAAAATGAGCAAAAAGGAAGGCGGTAAAAAAAGGCTGCTTAAAACCTTAATGACCGCCTCTCAAAGAGATAAGGTAATGGATAATTTTTTATTGGTTGTTGATGGATTAGTTTATAGTTTATCGGAAAAAGTTAGAGAAAAAAGAAGGTCGAAAAAAAATAAAATTAATTAAGAATAAATTTATGGCAAAACAAACAAAACCAGAGGAAGGCACAGAAGAAGTTGCCGAAGCCAAAAAGACTTCTTTTGAGGTTTTTGATAAAGACGGAAACTATGTCCGAACTTATTCAGGCGAACTTCACGGCAAAAAAGCCGGTGAATTTGCCAAGGAATACGCTGGCAAAATCGGCGGATCATTTAAGTAAATCTTTAACAATCAATAAAACGGCTATCTGCTTTTTGGCGGTGTCTTGCAAGACCGCTAATAGTTCGTAGCCGTCTATTAGTTGTCTCACAAGGCGCTGTCAAAGGCGCCTTGTTTTGTTTATTCAACCCAAAAATAAACTTTTTGTTCACCCTACTCAACCCAAAAGTCAGGGCGATTGATTCACGATAAGAATTACCCGACTATCGGACGGGTTTATCCGATCTTGTCTCTTATGTCAGACCAAAAAGACATTAACCAAATGAAAGTGGAAGTTGATCCTTCAACTCTTAAACCGGAACAAAAAAAGATTATGGAGGAAATAGCCGCGGAAGAAGCGGTTGAGAAAAAAGAAGAAATTCCAGCTAAAGAAGAAAAAAAGCCGGATCAGGCCGAAGCCAAGGCCGAGGTGGAGGAAAAAGAAGAACCCGAAACCGAAGACGAGGACGAGGAAAAAGAACGCCCCGTCAGGGCAATTCCAATAGCCAAGTATCAAGACGAAAAAAAGAAATGGCGAGACAAAGAAACTGGTTATAAAAGTCAGATTGAAGATTTACAGCAAAAAGCCAGCCAGGGCAAAGATACCGCCAATGACATTGACGGCATTATAGAAGAATTTCCCGAAGTCAATCGTTCGTTTCTTGAAAAAGTCGTCTCGGTGGCCGAAGCTAGAGCCGCAAAAAAGGCTCAACTTTCGCCAGATATTGAAAAAAAGCTCGCTATCTTCGAACAAGAACGCTTGGAAAAACATCAAAATAAGATGTTTAAAACCGAACTTGCCAAGCTTAAAGAAGAATATCCGGATGAAGAAATAGATAAAGATAAATTGAAAGAGATGGCCTTTCTTGAGGGCTACGAAAACAAGTCTTTGTATGAGCTTCATTTCCGGCATCTAAAGCCAAAGCAAGCTCCTAAGAAAAAAACAGCCGAAGCAGGGAGGGGCGGAGCCAATCGGGGCGAAACCATTGACTTTGAAGATCCCAATCTTGATTTTGATTCGATGTCTGATCAACAATGGCAGGCTTACAAGGCTTATTGGAAGAAAAAAACAGGTTCAGCATTAAAAATAATTTAACTCTGTTTAGCAAGATAATTCTTTTAAATAAAAAAGTTATCTCGTTAAGCAGACGGGATAACTATGGCTAATTCATTATCAGCCTCGTTTCCCAAAGTGTGGGCCAGAGTGCAACAGGAAGTTTTTGACAAAACGCCTGTTTATCGGGCCATTTGTAGCTTTAAGGAGCAAGCGGGACTTAAAAAGGGAACCATCGTTAACTAACGATCAGCGATGTATAAACTTGGCAAAATGCTGGAAAACCTTTAGAGCTTTAGCGGCTAACTAAGCAACACGGCTAAAGATTAGGCAATCAGCAGGTCAATAAATACTATGAGTTCATCAAAAATTTCTTGGTTAAGTGGCTTTTTTGAAGGAGAGGGTTCAACAGGGCTTTTCAGTCATAGGCGAGGCGTTGAAGAAAAAAGCAGGTGGCGCATAAAAACCTATTTGCTTTTTACCAATACCGACCCTTTGCTTATCAATGAATGTTGGAAAATTTGCAAAGAATTGGGAGTAAATATGCATATTTCCACGATGAAAAGACCAGAAGGAAAAAATTGGCGGCTTGGATATCACCTTGTTTGCCAAAACATGAAAGATACACACATCCTCTTAAAAGCGATGCTTCCGTATATGATTGGCATAAAAAAGGCGATTACCGAGATGACAATGCGGTTTATTGAAAGCAGAAATTACGGCTATCCTCAAAAAGGGCCAGGCACGGGTTACACAGAAGCTGATTGGCAATTATGTGAAAAAGTTAAAGGACTTAACCAAAGAGGAGAAAAAATCATAGATTTAGAATCCTCAGAGGCCATACGCCAAGCTCTGTCTGATATAGAAAAAATAATCAGCGGAGATGATATGGTCCAAACTTCTATGAAAGTAGGAGGAAGTATAGAAATGTGATCGTCCCTACCGCTCGACCTTAACTACTAATGCTTTGGGTTCTACGGGTGCTTACACTCGTCAGGATATTACAGATACCTCCGATACTTTGACAATCAATGTCGAGAGAGACACTACGTTTTATGTTAGGGACATTGACGCAATGCAGTCAAATTATGACACCTTGGAGGGTTACGCTCAGGATGCCGCCACAGCGATTTACAACTGGATTGACGGAGATGTCTTGGGCGAATACGCCAACGCTTCTAATGTCGTAGGCAACTACGAAATGGGCGGCGGCGGTTCAGCAAGCGATGGAATTGGTTTCACTGTAACCACTTCCAATATTTTAAAGGCTTTCGCGGTAGCGGATAGGAAGTTAAACGCCGCCAATATTCCAGTGGATGGCCGCTTCGCAGTTATTTCACCGGAATTTAAGCAGACCTTGATTGAGTATTTGGCAGGCAAAGAATCCGCTTTGGGTGATTCAACCGGTCAAAACGGACATATCGGCAAATTCTATGGGTTCGACTTGTATGTTTCAAATAATGTCGGTTGGTCTGCCAGATTGGAGTTGGCAACGATTGCCGCGGATACTGACACTGTTGTTATTAATGGCGTAACATTTACTGCTGACGCGGATGGCGCGGCAGTCGGAGCGGGACACTGGTCTATTCAAGCCACAGCCGCTCTTTGTTGCGCTCAATTAGTAGATGCAATCAATAATGCGGAAGCTTACGCCGCAAGCGTCGGCGCAG